GCTTCAACTGCGCCTTCTTCATTTTCGGGAAATGCCAGAGCTGGGATGTCTGGCTTTGTATCTCTCTCAATATTAAATCCAAATAACTTCATGATATATTTTTTAATTTAAGATTAAGCGTTTTTGTCGATTTTTGCTTGAGCGTGAAGATAGTAATCATATTGCCAATCTATTGTAAATTCCTGAATAGTATTAACGCTGTCCCAATTTAAATCAATTGCGGATACGTTAGATGGCCAAGCATTATGAAAATCCCATTTCTGGTCGAGCTTGCCATCTTTCTTATACATTTCTAATGACACCGTGCAGGTATAGGAAGACCGAGTACCAAATAAGCCGCTAGCGGCTTTATTAGACTTAGCACCGTTAAACTTTTCGAACCACGTGTACATGCCCTTATAAATTTTTAAATCTTCATCGTTTACAACAATTGTAGTTAATGGAGCAAATTCTCTACTTTCTCCTGCAATTTTTACATTTCTACCAAAATATGGAACCTCGAGAGCCGTAATCGTAGAGCCGGGTATATTTGAGGCTTTACATAAAAATGGAAAAGCGGTATCCAGACCGGATATTCCTGACGCTGCTGTTTTGCACCACATTAAATTAGTACGAGCGCCACCGTTTTTTAGTGCGCCAATAAATGATGTGGTATCAAATTTTGCTGCCATTTTTCTTCCTTTTCTTGAATTACTTCATTGTCCAATAATCATAAGACCATGTCACAGCATATTCCATTATAGCATCATTGGGTTCCCAATTAACATCAATTTGATCTAAAGAAGTTGGAAAAATATTATAAAATGTCCACGTGCCGAGCGTTCCACCGGCTTTTCCCAAAGACTGGAGTGACATATCTGTGGAATATCTCTGAGTACCCAATTTGTTTTCAAATTTCTTGCTTCTTAAATTCCCAAAATGAGAATTTATTTTATGCATCCAATTTTCGACTTTGTTCCGAAGTCCATAGTCTTCATCATTTAAAATAGTAGTTGTTAAATCTTCAAATACTCTGACTCCGGGTATTTTTACTCCGCGGCCCATATAATTAACGTTTACTACTCCTGCGGAAGTAGCAGGAATTTGGATTCCTTTGCACATAAAAGAAAAGGTTGATGCCTCTGGAGCCCCTGCTTTAGGAGCGTCGCCCAGAAGCGAAAAGCTAGCCTGAAACAGAGATGATCTTGCGCCACCTCCTGCTAATTTTGTTATTATACTATCTGTGCCGTCTACTACAAATCCTGGCATTTTCTCTTCCTTCGTATATTAATTATAATTTATATTATTTATACGATAATTTATATTATTTATACTGCGTTTACAACTTCTTCAAATTCAACGCCACTTCTCACGGCAACGAAATTCAGCAATACAAAGTTAATACTTTTAGTTGGTTTAACAAAAATACTACCAATAAATTCATTTCTATCAATAACCTCTTGAGTATTATTAGATTCGTCACAAACTACTGCAAAATCTGTTATGCCTCCCCTTCCCTGAATATCTCTAAGGAAAGGTTCTACTGAAGAAGTAAAATTAGATCTGGTAAAATCATCGTTAAATTCAAACATTGAAAATCTAGCAAAATTTGCAATTGATTTTTCTAATGTGATAAAAAGCCTTCTAACGTTAATTCTATCAAATGCTGATGGTTTAGATAATAGAGTTTTATCACCAAATAACAATGTTCCTTGTCCTGCAAAAGAAACAACCGGATTTACACCATTTTTATAAAGTAAATCTCTTTGTGTTTTATTTGGATTCCATGCTAACCTAGCAACATTTTTAACTGCGCCTCTATTGAACCCTGCTGGTGAGAAGAAAAAATCTCTATCAACAGTAGTTCGTACAACTAATCCTGCAACATCTGGATTCAATGGAATATATCTGAAAGTATCGTTATATTTGTCGTATTGGTATTTCCAACCACAATCTATAACTGAATAAGATGAACTTGGCAATAAATTTCTAAAATCATTAACTGCATCTACTTCATTTCCTTCATTATTAACAACATCGGATTGTTCTGGTGAAGCGAAAACCATACAATCTTTGCGCACTTCTGCAATATTACTAATAAGATATGAATTAATAACTGCAGAAACTGATCCAGTTATGATCAAAGAAACATCAACATCTTCTGACGATTTAAATTTATCATATCCCAAAATAACATTAGCGTCAGTTAATTCTTGTCCGTCTGCGCCACCTGTCATACTAGTCGAAATATTAGTTCTATTTTGTGTATAAGATAGTTTAGAAGCAACATTAGCGGATGTGCCCCATGCAGCTGTATTGGGAGCTGTATCAGCACCGGTTCCGTTAGGATGTTTCATCCACCAAACATATTTGGATCGTCTATTAATCGCCTCTTTATAATAAAGCGCTTGACCATCTTCAGATTTGCCGTCGCTGGCTACTGACAAAGCTGGAAAAATTTCAAGAACAGTTCCTTTGACCCCTGTCCATTCTCCATCTTCGTCTGTTATTATTACATGAACTTCATCATTATACACCCCTCTGCGAGTTGCAAAATCGGAGGTAGTTGGGGGATAATCAAAATTACCCGCAAATTCCCATTCTCTGGCATAATTCACTGCGGTCGAAAGTGCAATTGAACTTGGAGAAAGTGCATCGACTAATGTAGCCGATGTATTACTGGTAATAGAAGCTATTTCAAGAGTTTCCCCAGCAATAGTTACGTTATCTCCTGCAGTTAGTTGTATATCAAAATATGTTCCCACTCCAGTCATTACTTTTCTTGCAGAGTCAGAAACTTGAACGGTTCCCATTATTGCTCCGTCAGCATCTTGGCCTAGTGCTTTATAATGGGATGATTTGGTTCTTGCAAGAACTGCGTTCACAGATACGTCGGTATTTTGTGAAGATACAACTGTCATTGCTGTGTCAGTACCAATTGCTGTTACAAGGTAAAAGCTGGTGCCTATATGAACAACATCACTTATTTGTACTTCTGATGTGAATGCTGTTGCTGTTCCTGTGACTGTTCCTTCTTCTGCGGCAAAAGCTATTGTAACTTCTCCCGAGAGTAAATCGGCGCCCTGGTCAGCTCCACATAAAGATACCTTCATTGAATTGCCTAATTCTCCGGCAAATTTAGATGCAAATTCTCCGTAATCATTTGAAGGACCAGATCCTCCATATTCTGAATAATATGTATTATAATAAGATTCATCACTTTTAATTAAAACTGCATTTGCTGAATCTGTAGTTGCGTTGACCGCCGATGAATTTGCTACTCGAACAACATTTAAATTTTGACCGTAGGCTAAAAAATTCGCCGCTGAAAAAAAACTTAGATATGTTGAAGAGTCAGGCTTCTGGAAGTTTTCCACCAGTAGATCTTCACTGCTTACATTAACAATTTTATCTATAGGTCCCCAGCGAAAAGCCCCAGCAAAAGCACCTGCAGTTGTTCCGGTCTCAGGTACTATGGTAGTTAAATCTATTTCGCGAGTAACTACTCCTGGACTTACTGTAAATGCCATCTTCTTCTCCTGTAAATCGCTGAAAATTTTATTAAGTTCATGTACTATTAGTTACTATGATTATTTATAAACTTCCTGTTCTTATGCTCCGAATACATTATGGCCGGATTCTTCTAACATTCGATCAGTTCTTTCAACAGTCCATTGCTGACCTTTATTATCAATAATGGTTTCTTGTTCTAGTCCATCTTCAATAAATCCGAAAGGTAAATAAGATTCGTCTATTTCTTTCATTTTTTCAGAATACATCTTTTCTCTTAAATCAAAATCAGTTAATTCTTTAAAATATTGCTGATTTGTTAACCATGCAAATATTACAAGGGTAATAACTAAATCATCATGATGTCCTTCTTCTGCTTCATATGATTCTTTTTTAGCCGAGAAAGATGTAAGTTCATATATTATATCATAATCTGTAATTATAAGTTTGTCTTCTTCTATTAAATTTTTTAATGTTTGACATCCTAGGCGTTTAACTTGTTTTGTAGTTCTTACACCCCATTGAGCATTTTTTCCAAATCCTCCACCTAATTGCTGACCGCCGCGACCTTTCCAATTCATCATTAACATATTTTCATATTCCATATCTTGATGAAGAGTCATTGCGACTTGTTCTCCTATATCATTAACCTCTACTAATACAAATGCATTATTGTAATGTTTTGCGGCTTTGTAAATAAAATTTGGATATAACATGGGAGATATTTCATTATCTCTATATTTTGCAACTACCTTATAGGGCAAGCCTGTGCTATCGATAACAGTGAAAGCAGAATAATCTAATTGTAAACCTTTGGCTGTATCAACTACTACTGTATAAGTATGTTTTTGTTCGGGTTGTTCAAATATGTCTAAATTTTCATAGGTATGGACTGGTGTTTTAAATGGCATAGATCTTAATTTTGAACCAGCTATTAATGTTCTTGTACTACCAATAAATTCAGTTTCGAATTCTTGTGAAAATTGTCTTTCACTTGTATTGCGGATGGTCTCTTCTTTCCATGCAAGATCTCTGCCGGGAATTTCAGACCAATGAACTTCGATAGGTATATAATTACTTCTTTTTTCTTCAGAGTCTACCCACATTTTATAAAATTGATTTAAACCGAGTGGTGTAGATACTATAAAAACTTTTGTAGTTTGTCCGGAAGAAATAGTAGGATAAACCGAGGTAAAAAATTCTTCAGCTAATTCTTTTGGAACGTGAGCAAACTCATCTAAGAAAATAATATTAAAAGATGAACCTCGAACAGCTGAAGAAGATGTGGCTGCTGCTAATACTTTTGAACCATTCTCTAATTCTATATTTCCTTTATTCCAGGCTAATATACCTTGTTGCATCCATATAGGTAAATTTTCATATGATAATTTTAATCTGTCTAATAATTCTCTAGCCAGAGATCCTTTATTGGCTAGTATACCTACTTGAACATTTTCGTTAAAAAGTATATAATGTAAAAAGAAAGCTATGATGGTTGTTGATTTGCCTGATTGCCGCGGCATCTTACATATCACAAAACGATTATCATGAAATGTGCGAACCATATTTTCTTGAAAAGGATATAGATTAAAATCTACTAAACCATGATCAACGTGAATGATTTTTACATATTCTGAGATAAAATAAACTGGGTCATTGTGACATTTAAGATATTCAGATAATTGTTCTTCAGTAAATTCTACTGGAACATTGGATGATTTAAGTTTTGGATTGCCTAGGTAAGAAGTACCCATATCACTAACTCTTTATTATATTTTTCCAATCAACGGAATCGTATGGAGTATTGGAATGTGGGTCTGTAGTTTTTTTGAAATGTTTTGGATCAATGGAATTAATATATTCTTCATGATTTATTTTACAATGATCATCGCGTCTAAATGTTACATTTGTTTTACGAACTTCTTTTCTAACTGTTGTTCCGTTTGATTCTCTTATTGCCCGACGCGTTTTTCTAAAATTCCATACCCTTATATCATGGGACATTGATTTCCTTACCGACCAGATTTCTTATGTATGGTCATATTTTTTCGTGCTTGTTTTATTC